ACCTGATCCTTCACCTTGGCCATGTAGCTGTTGGCGAAGTTGTTGAAATAATCGTCGTTAAACCCGGCGAACGCCTTGTCGATGTCGCTGCTGCCCTGACTGAGCAGGCTGGCACGGCCGGTGTCATACTCGCTCTGCCGCGCCGCCTGCGCGTCCGCCTGCGCCTGCTGCTTCGCCTGAAGGTCCTGTTGCAGCTGCACCTGTTGCTGATTGAAGGCGTTCTGCTGATCAGCGATTTCCTTCTGCGCAGCTATCTGCTTGTCCGACAGCTGTTGCTGCTGTTGCATCTGCACCTTTTGCAGATTGATCTGGTCTTCCGGCGACATGCCGCCGCCGCCCGAGCTGTGAAAACACATTATTCGTCGAGCCTCCACACATAGAGGACGAAGTCCTCGCGGTTGCGGCCATACTTGTGCAGATACGCCTCGATCCTGCCGCCAAGCAGCTCGATGAACCGCCGCCCGTCGACGTTTGCCGCCAGCGCGCACGCCTCGCCGCGGTGGTAACCATGAAACTTAAGGCGCGGGATCACCCAATCGCGCGACCAGCGGATCATCGGGCGAACGACGTGTGACCATTTGTCGGTGCCGAACGCTGCCGCGGACACCACGCCCGCGCGCAGCGGCAGCACGCCATTGATCGCCACCGGTTCGTCCCGGTAACGCCACACGCGCCACATCGGCCCGGCAACAGCGAGGGTCCGATCGACCAAATCACTCTCGTCGTCGTCCCAGCGCAGCGCGAAAATCTCCCGCCGGTCGCGGTCACGCAGGTTGCGCACGATGTGTGCGATGTCCTCGCGCGTGATGTCTTCGACGCAGAGCACGTCACTCGTCACTTGACCCACCCTCCTTCGATGTTCAGGTGGATCGCGGAGAGCGTCGCCGGGCCGGGCGCCTGATGCTCCATGTGAACGCCGACATGCGTGCCGTAGCCGGCAAAAGGGATGCTTTGCAGCCCCAGCGTGGTGCCGTTGATGTTCGCGGATAGTTCAAACAAATCGGTGTTGTTCGGGATCATGCCGAGTGACACCGACCACGCCCCCGTGCAGATCACGTCGAACGACTTGAGGCGCTTGTTGGTGGTGGGCTCTTCCGCGGCGTGATGTGGTGTCCGCACGGTGACCTTCGAGCTGTCATATGTCGCGAGATCGGCGCCTCCGTATGCCCACACGTTGCGGGCATCATCCATCGCGAACACGCGGTTTTGCACCACCGCGAAGTGCGTCAGGTTGAAGCCGGGTTTGAACGTGCTCCAGGCGGTGATGTCGCCGGCGGGAAAATAGGAGAGCACATAGATCGTATCCAACAGATACATCCAGTATCGGCCCTGTATCGGCTGTATGATCGCTGGAGTTTTCCCAAACAGGTCGACATCGGTGATCCCGCGCATAACGGGGGTCACAAGCAGATCGATTGCCGATCCCACATCACTCACCGACGCGGCGAGATTGATAGTCAGCGACTTGAGCGAGCGCACGCCACTGTCAGCCAGAAAAAGTATATCCCCGGTGCCGAACTGCGCGATGGTGTAGGGCGCCGGCGTACCGATGCGCAGCACCTGGTTCAGCTGATCGTTCGCCGGATCCGGGTCCAACGTCCATAACTGCGTGGTCAGTCGGGCGAAGATCGCCATCTTGTCATAGAACACTTCCATCCCGTTAACGCTTTCGCCTTCGGGATCGTTGATCTGTATGTTGATGAAGCCGGCGCCGGGATGCGCAGTGCTGGCGGGATCGGTGGTCGCCGGGTCTCCAGTGCCCGAAAAATACAGAAATCCCCGGTCTGTCCGGTACATCTTGGTTTTGTAGGTGCGGGAATAGGTGCCGGCAGCGTTGGCCCCGTCCTGTTGCACTAGCACGCCATCATACCAGACATACCAGCGCGTGGCGCTCGCGCCCGCCACCTGGAACTTATCGTTGTAGGCTTCAACATCAAGTAAACTGACAGTCTCGCCAGGGTCCGCCAGCGCGTGACCCACGATAGGCACCGCCAGTGTGCCTGGCGGGATCACTGGCGCACTGCCGATACCGAACGCGTGCAGCGTGTCCGCGTGGCCGAAAATGATCTGATAGGGCGCCGGCAACGTCGTGCTGTTGACGAACGCCAGGCGCTTCTCGATCTCGCCGCCCTGGTTGACCACGGCGTTTTCCAGGATGCGCAGCGTCCCCGATGGCGCCGCCAACGGCGAACGGCGGGTGTCCAGCCCGCCGCGGAAGTCTGTGATCGAGAAGACCTTGCCCATGCGCTAGGTCCGGTCGCCTTTGCGGGCGTTTTCTTCAAGCGTAAGCAGTTGCAGGTTCTGTGGCGCGTGCAGGCCCCACACTGTCTCGCCATAGAGCGGCACGATGTGGTCCACCGTCATGCCGAGCGTCTGCGCCATCTCATATATTTCGGCGATCTCCGCGCGATGGCTCGGGTGCGCGCGAGGGATAAGCGCCGCGCGACGCTGCTTTTGCCGAAGTGCCTGCTTCGCCAGGTTGTGCGGCAGTTTGGCGCGAACACGAGCCAGCTCATTTTCCCGCTCCCTGTATTGTTCTTTGTATGCACGCTCGGCGGCCTTACCCGCCGCCGACTGGCGATAGCGAGCCTTCGCTTCGGTCGCAGACTGCTTACCTTGTGGCGAGTTACGCCACTCAGCCATCTTCTGCTTCCCCCGTTCAGACGCGTGCCAGTTTGCCATTTTCTCTATCAGGTCCTGTTAGGCCCACTCCCATACCCAGGAGGAATATAGTCCAGCCCCAGCACCGGCTGCGAACCCGGCCGTGACTGTGCGTCGCCGCCCCCGCCGCCGATCACGATCGGGCGGACATGCTTGTGGGTGAACTGGCGCACGCGATAGCGACGCATCGCCTCGTTGGCCTTCTGGAGCTTGAGCGGCGCATCCTTGGCGTCGTCGCGCTGGAGGATTTCCACCGCCGCATAGAGCACGATCAGCCGGTCAGGCAACGTGCTTTCGTCGGCGTCGTTGATCATCGTCTTGACGGTCTTGGTGCCGCGCAGCCGGACGAGGGCGTTGGCGTTCTGCGCGCTGGCGTCCGGGATCGGCCACAACTCAAACGTGTTGTCGTCCGGGTGGTGCATCCATTTCTGCGTCGGCCACGACTTGAAGCCCAGGTCGCTGTTCCAAACGACCATCTCATAGGGGCCGATGCCGTAGCCGAGTTCGTTGTAAACGGTGTTGATCAGCACCCAGATGTTGGTGATGTCGTCGAACGCGAGATCGCTGGGATAGGGGTAGTATCGCTGGCCGTCCGCGACCTTGATGTCGCGATCGATGATCAGCTGCGGCCAGTTGTAGTCGACATAGAGGTTGTTCTGCGTGCGGTTCAGATAATACAGCAACGTGTCGCGATCGTTGATGCCGTGCGCCACGTTGGTCGAGTGACCGACCTCGGCGCGCAGGTCGGTCAGCATGTCACGAAGTTGCCGCCCCATCGCTCAGCGCCCTGCAACCCGCGTCCGCTTGCGATCGGTGCTGCCCATCGCGGCGTCGAGCACCGGCGGGGACGCCGCCGCGGTCTGGCCGGGATAGGCGGTGCGCCCGGCGGTCAGCAGCGAACCTTCGCCCAGGCCCATTTCACGTAGCTCAGCGTCACTGATGTCCGCGGGCTCGTCATCCTGCGTGTGCGCGGCGATTTCGTCAGGCGTCGGTTCGCGCTCGATCGGCTGCGGCGGTGCCGCGCGCGTGGGACCCGCGCTGACCGGCACGATGATGTCGGTGAGCGGACGCAGCTTCGGGTCGGGGCTCGCCGGCAAGGTGGGCGCGGGCTGGTAGATCGGCTTGTTGCACAAGGGGACGCTCTTGTCGGCGCGGGGGACGCTTGGGCGGGCGCCGGGGAACACCACGCGCACCTTGTCATCGCCATAGATCGTCGTCAGGCGCTGCCAGGCTTCATCGGCGGCCATGTCGCAGTGCCCCACGACATGCACATCGGTAATCGCGTCCTCGCCGTGGATGAACTGAAGCACGATCAGCTCGGGGAACAGGATCGGGTCGTGGCGTCCCCGCACGACGACCTGGTCTTTATCGCCGGCGAGGGCGACAGAACATCTGAGCAACTGGTATTCAGGCATAGGGCTTTTCTCCCAGCGAAGTAAAACCGGGGGACACGCGTGTCCCCCGGTAGTATCAGGCGATTGCGACCACGAGTGCCGAGTTGATCTGCTGCGCAACCATCTGGCCCGTGTGAGTCATCGACTTGTACATGACGAACTGGTTGTAGGGCCGCGCCGGGGTGAACCGATGGTCCCACTCACCGTCCTGCTTCATCAGGTAGATGTGCCGCGGGTCCCACCAGTAGGCGAACTTGTTGCGGCCGAGATCGTCCAGCGTCGGGTCATACTCGATCGTCGTGTTCATGAACTTGAGACTGCCCATCGAGCCGTCCTGCGTGCCCGTGAAGCCGGTCATCGTGTAGTTGCCGTTGGCACGGAACTCGGTTTCCATTGCCGAGATGAAGTCACTGCCGGCGAGGCACTTGGTAGGCCGCCCACCGAAGCGGATCAGCTGGCGGTATTCCTGCTGCAGGAACTGGATCAGCGCGCCGCCATTGGCGACGTTGGACGCCACCGCGCCGCGCCCCCCGGCGGTGCCGAAGGCCGGCGTGGCCGAACGGTTGCGCCACCAGGTGTTGGTCCCGCGATCGAGCCCGCCAAGCGTCCCCGTGTTGGGCACGTCG